GTGTCCTTAAGTGTGGATGTGTACGGTGCTTGCTTAGCGCAGGTCTAGTCCGTCAAGTTCCTTGGCCAATGAGAGATCGTCCATGTCAGGGGGTTCAGGTCGGCTTCGAGGGGTCAATGTGCTGCCTGTATACTTTGTATGCTGTTGAGCGATAAAACGAATGTAGTTTGATATGGGGCGTCCTTCCCGAGCGGCGCAGGCACGCAGGTGTTCGTAAAATTGAGGGTCTAAACGGACGATTATTTGTTTCATCATGGTAGATTCTCCGAGAGTATTTGATGAGTAACGCATTAGATACAAATGAATGTACCGTGGAGTGGGTTGGTGAGATACATTCGAGTGTAATTATATATCAAATATGTATACCATGGAGCGGGAGAAAGGCGTCCAATGGGGTCGGATAAGCTGCGGATAATTCATTTGATAAATCTAACCCATTGATTTATAAGCATTTATCCAAATATCAGAAATTTCCGTAGAGGCCCCCCTATACGCGTAACGTGATTGCGTGTGTGTCCACATCGCATGATGACCAGCGAGCTTCTCGCTACACGTACCCTCTCTATTTCTATGGATAAATTGATTATTTGATAAATACACCCTGTAAACCCTTGATTTCATTGGAAAAGTGAATTATCAGTATATTTATCTTGCAAGTGTTCTCCTGCCCTTTTGGATAAATCGCTACACACGTTGGTCAAACCCTGGATTTCACCCCATAAGTGCGGGCAACGTCACACGCTCTGACCATACTGGACACCAAACCGCGAGGCGCACCACCCCGAATACGGGGTTCACCGTGGTTGATGGTCAGCGTCACCCCGAACGTACCTTTGGCGACACGATGGACACGAGGCGCACCATTGGCGGATGGATAGCGGGATTGGATGAGTGCAACGGACTCAGGCGTGAGTAGGTCAGATAGGCGCATGGTCGACTCCATGGAGCGTGATAGGTGACAGGGGGCGTTACACCCCCTGGGTGAGCATGGTGGACTTAGGCAGCAAGGCGAGCAGTCAGGCGGCGCTCGGTGAGTTTCTCGGTGAACCACTTGACCTCATCGGTGTCCAGATCGATCTTGCGGGACTCTGCATCAAACAGCACATTGGTGTAGTGCATGGTGGCGTACATGTCATTGAGCAGAGCACATGCTTCGGGATCGGTTTCCTTCATGCGTGAGATGACCGACTGCATCGCCTTGTGGGCACGATCCTCGGCAGTACCTTGGAGTTCCTTGGGTTTACGCTCTTTGGCAATGGTGTGCTCGACAACCATGACGGGCGTATTAGGGGCAGACTCAAATACCTTAGCCTGACGCTTTTGATCAATGACACCCGTGATCATGTAACGCGCCTGACCAGCGGACGGACTGAGCACATCAAGCCCGAAACGTTTGAACCATTGGGCGATCGACTTCTGCATGTACTTCGGCACGTTGTCGATCAGGAATTGAGCCTTGTCATTGTCCGCATTGGCGTATGCGGCTTTGATGGATTCGACCGCAAGATCCTGCACCTTTGCAGCAAGCTCAGTGCCACGCTTGGACAGGGAAACGACTTGATCCATAAACTTTTGCGAGATAGCCATGATTAAATCCTTTGAGTGATTGAGTGGTATGAACAAGCGGACTAATCAAGTTGATCGGACGCTTGCAGATACCTCGATGCGCTATGGGTGAAGGGTTATGCGCCCTTAACTTTGCACATCGAAATATCACTATGTCGCTTCACGGTTTACCCCCTTCTGAGTGCCACCAGGTAAAACTGCTACCTTCGGGCAAACCCTAGTAGACTGCTTTGCCGTAAGGGATAACCCCTACTGCGTTGCCGTCTGGCAGATTGCAGGTGGTAAGGACATTCATGCCCTATGCCGTGTCACTTTGTTAAAGAACGTGGTACTGCTATGTGTAGCCATCGTGGTGCGTACCGGATTCAACGGCTCGACTGCTACACATTCAGCCAGCACGGTGCGTTGTACCTACTAACCGCTTGCCGTGTTGACATATACAGCCATGACAGTGCGTAGCGGGTGGGGGGAGGGGGATGGGTCAAGGGGTGGTGGGGGTGGGGTGGGTCTTTACGTATCGCGCGTAATGCGCCTGGCAAAAAAAGGTATATACACACAATGTGTGTAACTCCTTGATTCATAACAATATCTCGCTATAATTCGCGTTATGAGATAACCCACCGCCCCCATGCTGCAGATCAAACGCGTCGATCCGGTTGAGAAGTACGATGTCCTGAAGCGTTTGCAGCAGGAGTGCCTGCCCGTCGATGAGCTCTACGATGTGAGCAACGGGTATTGGTGGGTCGCGTACTACATGCACATACCAGTCGGATTCGCTGGGCTCTCCGTGGTCAAATCGTGGCCACAGGCGGGTTATTTATGCCGGTCAGGGGTAATCCACGTCTTTCGTGGAAAAGGCCTCCAGAAGCGTTTAATCCGCGTCAGAGCACAGTTCGCCAAGAAACTGGGGCTCGAGTACCTCATCAGTGACACTCACCTGAACCCTCCCTCCGCGAATTCACTCATAGCCTGCGGCTTCAAGACGTACAACCCCGAGAGACCTTGGGCGTTTGACGACTCGATCTATTGGATGCGCAAGCTGTAGATGCCAACGAAGAACTTAGAAAAGCGACGAGCCAGTAGCAGAAGACACTACGAACGCAACGCCGAGGCCATGAAAGAGCGGTCACGCAACTTCCGTGCGACCCGAAAGAAGGCCTGGATGGAGTACAAGCGCACCCTGAAGTGCGTCAAGTGCGGGGAGAACCACCTGGCGGCATTGGACTTCCACCACGTGGTCAAAGACCCATCGAACCGCCCGATCAACCAGCTCCTGAAGAACAGTGCGTACGGCAAGCTCGAGGAAGAGTTGAAGAAGTGCATCGTTTTGTGTGCGAATTGCCACAGGAAGCACCACTACGAAGAGCACCTGGAGAGGAAACGCCGCAAGAAGGGGTTGAAGAAAGTGCTCATACGCACTAACATACCCACACATCAACTCACAGAGGGGCAACCTCATGTTGGAAAAACTGAAGAGCATGTTCCGGGGCAAGGACACGCCCAAGGAAGAAATGAAGGAAGCGCAGGCCGTGAAGTCGGGACGCCTGAGCCCGAAGCAGTACGCCAAGGGTGAGAAGCTCGAAGGTGAGAAAGCCCCTGCCAAAAAGTTGGAGCGCACTGCAACCGCGATCAAGAAAGGCGAGCTCACGCCCAAGCAGTACGCACGTGGACAGAAGCCCGCACCTGGCAAGGCCCCGACCAAGACAGCACCGAAGAAGGCCAAGTGATGACGATGCAGAGACACAACTTCTTTCTCCCGGAAGAACTGGTCGACGCGCTCAAAGAGATTGCCAAGCAGCGCAAGGTCTCGATGGCGGCAGTGATTCGTGAGGCCCTGGATACCTTCGTAGCTGAGCGTGCATGTCATACGACGAAGAACTGATCCCGGCGACACCGCAGGCGATCGAAGTCCCACCGGGGCTGGTTGCTGCCATCGCAGCAGGCCTGGAAGAGCCCAGGGAGGTCGCAGCGCGGTTTGGCATCGAGGGTGAGACCTGGGAGCGTCTGACGCAGTGGAAGCCGTTCCTGGACGCGGTCAAGGCCCAGCAGGCGGAGTTCGAGAGCTCGGGGTTCACGTTCCGTGTGAAGTCGGCCATGAAGGCAGACATCCTGAGCGATCAGTTGTTCGTGCTTGGAATGAGTAGCGAGGCCACGCTCCCTCAGAAGATGGAGTTGCTGAAGACGTTTGCCAAGCTCGGAGACCTGGAGCCCAAAGCAGCGGTTCAGAACGCCCAGCAGGGTGCGAAGTTCAGCATCACGATCAACATGACCAGCGACAAGCCGGAGCCCAGAACGATAGACATCACCCCTGTACCTGAGAAGCTCGAAGCTGATGAGTGATTTGACCTACACCCCGCCGAAGTCGGTCGAGGGGTTCCTGAAGTCGAAAGCGTTCATCGCCTTGATCGTGGGGCCGGTGGGCAGTACGAAGACGACTGCGGGGATCATGAAGATCGCCTACCACGCGGCGCAGATGGCACCAGGGCGGGACGGGGTTAGGANGTCTCGCGCCATTTGGGTTCGTAACACTCGAGAGCAGTTGCGAGATACATCCATCCCTGACGTGCTGCGCTGGTTCCCAGACGGAGTCGCAGGGTCTTACCTCAAGTCTGAATACAAATTCATTTTGGAATTTGACGATGTTGTCTGTGAAATTCTTTTCCGGGGTCTTGACGACAGCAACGATGTACGTCGTCTTCTGTCTCTGCAGGCATCTTTTGGAATTCTGGACGAGTTTCGAGAAATCAACTCCGACATCTTTAACGCGCTACAGGGCAGGCTTGGTCGTTATCCTTCTAAGTTGGATAATGGTGTGGGTTGCGTTTGTGATGATGGTCGGCCTAACGCACATATTTGGGGGATGACCAATCCGCCGGACATGGATACGTTCTGGGAGCAGTATCTCAGCGATCCTCCGGCCAACGCGGAATGCTTCTTCCAACCGAGCGGGCTATCGGCTGAAGCGGACTGGGTGGACTTCCTGCCCCAGGGCTACTACGACAACCTGGCCGAAGGCAAGTCCGAGGACTGGATCGATGTGTACATCAACGCCAAGTTCGGCAAGTCGCTCTCCGGTCAGCCCGTGTTTCGTGCGTTTGATATAGATACACACGTCGCGAAAAACCCCCTGAACTACATCAAGAGCACAACCCACCCTCTAATTTTGGGCATGGACTTCGGGTTAACCCCAGCTTGCACGATCAGTCAGGTTGATACGTTTGGCAGGTTCCTGACCTATGCCGATTTAACGTCTGACGGTATGGGTACGCTACGGTTCGTGCGCGAGAAGTTGAAGCCGCTCTTGGCGAACAAGTTTCCCGGGATGCCAGTGCTCGTAGTCGGTGATCCGGCGGGCCAACAAAGAGCTCAGACCGATGAGCGAAGCGTCTTTGACATCCTGCGCCAGGAAGGGTTTCGGGTGATTCCGGCTCGATCCAACTCGGTGGTGGCACGGCTCTCGGCGGTCGATGCGCTGCTGACTCGGATGGCTGACGGCAAACCGGCCATGCTGATTGACCCGAAGTGCAGGGATCTGATCAACGCACTGCGTGGCGGGTATCGGTACAAGGTCAAGACCAACGGCGAGGTCGATGACAAGCCGGAAAAGAACAAGTATTCGCACATCGCGGATGCTTTTCAGTACGCGTGTCTTCACGCAGACGGCAACATAACCGGCGACATCGTCACCGGAAAAGCCCGGGAAGTGCAGAAAGTTAAGTTCCTTTGGGTGTAAAATCCTTGACAAGTCAATGGGTTACGTTGTACAAATGAGAAAACAGGGCCATCTCTGGATATGCCAGCGCTAAACATCACAAACGCTACGGCTCCCGGCAGCACTACAGTCGGCGGTCTCGTGCCAATTAAAACGGTGAAGCAGCTCCAGGAAGAGGAGCGCCGCGCCGCGATTACTGCGAACAGCGAAACCGCTATTCAGCAGTTGGCTTCGTATATCCGTCAGAAATGGACTTACGCCCGTTTTGCCAAGGAACAGACTGTCGAGCAGAAGATGCTGAAGTCCGTACGCGCCCGCAGAGGTGAGTACGACCCCGACAAGTTGGCCCAGCTTCAAGAGCAGGGCAGTTCCACGATCTACATGTTCCTGACTTCCAACAAATGCCGCGCTGCAACAAGCTGGTTGCGCGATGTGCTGTTGACGGGTTCAGACGACAAACCCTGGTCGCTTCGCCCCAACCCCGTGCCCGACATGGAGCCGGATCTCCTGCAGACCCTGATGATGAGGGCACAGCAGCAGCTTCAGCAGATGCTGATGAACGGGATGAACCCGACGGATGAAGAGGTCAAGCAGATGCTGCTCGACCTGAAAGACCAGGCGATGCGCCAGTTGCGCGAGATTGCGGAAGAGACCGCACAGCGCATGGAAAAGAAGATGCACTCCCAGTTGCTGGAAGGCACCTGGACGACCGCGTTCGCTCAGTTTCTCGATGACCTGGTCACATTCCCCTCTGCCGTTCTCAAAGGCCCGGTGGTGCGCAACCGTCCGGTGCTCAAGTGGGTTCCGGTAGGCAAGGGCGGCGAATACGACCTCGATGTCCAGAACCAGCTTGTCCTCGAGTGGGAACGAGTTGACCCGTTCAATCTGTACCCCGCCCCGGATGCGTCGTCGGTTGACGACGGCTATCTGATCGAGCGCCACAAGCTCTCGAGGGCTGACCTGAACGCCATGATTGGTGTGGACGGTTACAGCGATGGCGCGATCCGCCAGGTGCTCGAGGAGTACGGCAAGGGTGGTCTGCGCGACTGGATCTACATCGACATCACCAAGGCCAACGCCGAAGGCAAATCCACGGTTGCAGCGGGTCAAAACCCCTCTGAGCTCATCGATGCCCTGCAGTTCTGGGGTTCGGTGCAAGGCCAACTGCTGATCGACTGGGGCATGTCTGAGGAAGAAGTTCCCGATCCCCTGGCCGAGTATGCGATCGAAGCCTGGCTCATTGGTCGCTGGATCATCAAGGCGGTTGTGAATCCCGATCCGCTCGGGCGCAAGCCGTACTTCAAGGCCTCCTACGAAGAGATCCCGGGCGCGTTCTGGGGTAACTCCGTAGCAGACCTTTGCCGCGACACCCAAGATATGTGCAACGCGACCGCCCGTGCGCTCGTGAACAACATGTCCCTGGCCTCCGGCCCACAGGTCGTCTACAACATCGACCGCCTGCCCCAAGGTGAGAACATCACCCAACTCTTCCCCTGGAAGGTCTGGCAGGTCACGTCCGATCCCCTGAGCGGCTCGCAGCCGCCGATGCAGTTCTTCCAGCCCAACTCCATGGCCAACGAGCTCCTCGTGGTCTATGAGAAGTTCTCGATCCTGGCAGACGAATACACGGGGATTCCTCGGTACATGACCGGTGGCTCTCCCACCGGGGGTGCAGGCCGCACGGCTTCCGGCATGTCGATGCTGATGACCAACGCAGGCAAGTCGATCAAGCAGGTGATCGCCAATATCGATGAGAACGTCATCAAGCCCTGCATCGATCGGTTGTACTTCTACAACATGCGTTACAGCGATGACCCGGATCTGAAGGGCGACATCCGCGTGCAAGCCCGTGGAGCAGCCAGCCTGCTCGAGAAGGAAGCCGCGCAACAGCGTCGCAACGAGTTCCTAACGGTTGCCCTGAACAGCCCCGCCGCACAGCAGGTGGTCGGTATGGAAGGTATCGCTGAGCTCCTGCGCCAAGCCGCCAAGACCCTGGACATGAACGTGGACGCGATCGTCCCGCCCAAGGAAGTCATCCAGCAGCGCCAGATCGAGCAGCAGCAACAGATGATGCAAATGCAGATGCAGGCCGCGCAGCAGAACGGTCAGGCTCAAGCAGGCGGCACACCTCCCGGCCCACCGGGCGGAGCCGAGTTGATGGACGGAGCCCCGGTTGTTAATAGGTTCAGTCCAACCCCTTGAAAACGTTAGTGTATTTGTGGTATATATACACCCGTAACCTTAACGAAGGAGCCAGACATGGCTGACGTATTTAGCAAGTTGAAGCGTGCGGGCAAGGAAATGGCCCAGGAATCCGCTAAGACTGACGGCATGAGCAAAGGTGGTCAGACCGGTATGGGTTCTGCGCCTGGCACGTTCAACGATCTCAAGCGTGGTGGCGGCGAGTATCGCCAGGAATCCGCTAAGACCGATGGGCTTTGCAAGTGAGAATTGATGAGCGCGTAGCACGTTGTTTCGCGCATCTACGGGCACCGGAATTCATCGCCCTCACAGACTACTTCAGAGCCGCAAGGCAGGAGTGTCTGGAGAAGATGGCCCGAGTGAACGAAACGGAATTGATTTACCGGCTACAAGGTGAGGCCGGAGCGTACGAAGAGCTACTCGAGTACGTGGAAGGTGCGGAAGCACTGCTCACCAAATTGAAACGCTGAAGGCAGACCGTTAAGTCGGAGCCGGACGCACCCCAGACAAACGCAGTAGCAGACCGTAAGCGTGCAGCGCAGACCGTTGAGGCGGAGCGCGAGACGTAGTCGGAGCTAACGGAGATAGAGATGGCACTACCTAAAGCTGTTCAACAGCAGGTTGAAGAAGCAGACCGCCTGATGGCGGAATTCAACGGAGACAAGACCGGAGAGCAACCCCCTTCGGA